AAATTCCGCTAAGTCGATTGCTGCATTGACCGGATCTGTTTCCTCCGCAGGGTCGAACCTACGTCCCTCATAGCCGCTACTAGTCCCTGTGTAATCGCCTCGTTCAGATCCTCGTCGGACAGACTCGACAAATTGACTTGCTGCTGCGTTGAGGTTGCCATCTTTCTGGTATTGTTGCGCTGCTGCGTTGAGGGCTTCCGAGAGCGACCCTTTCCGGTTTGCTTGCGTTTGTAAGATTTGGAGAGCTTGGCCATCGGTACTAACCCTTTCTAAATTTGTATCGCTAGCCAAAGTATTACCTTCGGCCTCAATACGTTTCTGATTTTCAACAAGTGAATTAAAAACTGTCCGGTCGCGTCGGATCATTTTCATTGCAGCGTCCAGGACTTTGGCTCTTTCCTTAAACAAACTTTGCAAAATTGTCTCGTCGCCAAATAAGGTTCTTTGAGTTGTTTCAGTAAACTCCATTTCATTGGCTTGACGGATAATAGCTTCAGCTTGCGTTAAATTTTCTGGTTCAGCTTTTGCCAACAATTTCATAATTGCTAATTGTTTTGCAGGATCTTCAACAAACTTCCCGACCAATGACCCTATTTTTGCGTCTACAATTTCATTAACAACCATGCCAAAAGCCTCATCATTTTTGACTTTGGCAAGGTTTTTTGCGTCACGAATAAAAGGCGTTGATCTTTGTAATCGCCGTAATTGGTCAGGGTTCATTCTTAATACTTTTACAGCATCAACAAGAGAGCCGGTCCCCATTGTAATATTTGCGGTGGCTGCCTTTGCCATCGCCATTTCTGGACTAACGCCATCAACCTCACGCCACTTTCGGGCATATATGCGAATATCAAGATTAGGGTCTTTAGCCTTTAATCTTTTGGCTAACCCTAACCGTTGGTGGCCGTCAGCAATAAAAATACGGCCATCAGCAAATTCATAAACGTGAACAGTACCGGCTAAATCGGCGTCCCATTCAGTAACATTCATGAGGTGCTGCTCTCCCGTTTTGACAACCCCATCAGGCCCAGCACCGGATTTAAACTGAAATAGTTTTGCATCTACTTCAATTTCTTCCGGTTTAAAGCGAAAAACCTCACCATCGAGGTTATCAAAGTGGTTAGTGCTAGCAGGGATAAACTGTCCGTTTTGTGGAATTTCCGACATATTTGGAGGTATGCCTGTTTCGAGTGCTTCCGTTGATCGTATGGATCTCTCAAGGTGTTCGGTTTGGCTTGCAATCATTGATCCGCCCACTGGATTTTCATCGTCATGGTTCATAATGCGAAAAGCCATTTGACCGTCGGGACTTATATTAATTCCAGCTTTTTGAAATGCCCTTATGCCCTCGCGGATCTGGTCAGGACTTAAATTTATAATTGCTTCTTCTAAGGCTTTTAATTCTTTAGCGTCGATGTTTCTTAGATACTCCCGACTAATTTCAAATTGTTTGCCGCGCAATTTTACCTGGGCCGCGTCCACACCCCGAGCAGCTGCAGGAACGCCTATTATGGCTCCTCTCATTCCAGCACCAAACACCGCTCCAAAACCACCTGCAACCATTATGTGATGCCAAAATGTCTGAGCATCATATTTAAGTCCCAAACTATCCCACCATTTTTTAACATCAGGTTGAGCCATCGCCTCAAGAGAGCTTGCGGCGAGCCCTTCATACAAACTGTGTCTTGCGACTTGAGAAATCACGCTGCCTGTCATCCTCCAGGGCGCACCAACAAACATAAGAGGGGCAGCAGGGGAGGTTAAAATTGACTCACCACTAGCAAGAAAACTACCTCCGATCTCACCCCACCAACCGCCAGTAGATTGATGAGCAGAGACATAAGCCGATTTGCTCCTTGCTTCCAAAGCAAGTTTTTTTGCACCTTCAAAAACCTGTTCGGCACTTAATTCAGATAAATTATATTTTTTTCGGGCTTTATTAAGTTCGGCCAATCGTTCATGGAAGGCAAGAAACTCTGTTTCCTGCGCTTGATTGTAACCATCTTCAATAGACCCTCCTGGCAATTTTAAAACACCGGTCGGCCTCTCTTGTGTGCGGCCAAAAAGTTGCGAATAAAAATCACCAGGGTTTTTTAAATTAGCCCCAAGGTCATTAGTTTCCTGCACAAATGGATTGAGAAATTTTGTAATCGCCACTTGTTTAGCATCGTGCATACTATTGAGTGCAATATAATTATAGGCTGCATCAAAATTTTGTCCAAAATCAGTAACGCCGCCAGTGGCTAATTTTATATTGGGAGGTTGTAAATCGCTGGTAAAAGCAAACATTAGTTCACCAGGTCATTTAGATTAAGGATGTATGGCTTTCCATCTGAAAACTGGAGAACCGCATTATCTCTTGCAAAAGTCAAAAAATAAAAACCCTGATTCCATAATTTAGGGTGAGGCATTAATCGTATTGTGTCGTCTTTTAAAAGATCAATATTAACCGGTTCCATTTTACCTTCACGGTTCGGTACAAACGGCAAACTTTGCAAGCTGGTTTTAGTTAATTCTGAAAAAATCTCATCAAGTGATTTTGGGCCTTCATGCGCTATTGAATTGGGAATTGGAATTTTGACACCACGAAAATTAACGATACCGCCGTAGTAAATTTCGTCGTCACCAAAAGTTTTGCTCACTGTTTCGATATGACCACCCAGGGCCTTATGAATAATTTCGGGAATCTGAGTTGCTTCATAAGTTCCAAGATTTACCCTGGCAGCCACGACTGCAGATACAATTGTATTTATTCGGTTTTGGTGTTTTGGGGTTAAAGCAAATCCCAGCTTTTCTTTTATTCTGTTCTGTATGTCAGTTTTTGTAAAAGTATCGAG